GCTCGGAGATGTGTATAAGAGACAGCTTCGGACTGAGCAATGCTCAGAGTGTCATATCCACTATAGCGTTGGTAGGTGCCGTTTTCTGCATAATCCAGAGGAACCTGAATTTCCCAGCCGCCTGAAATCAGGTCAACGCGACCCTTTTCCGTAAGCCGCTGGTGCAGGGCAGTATGGTTGGACACATTATCTTCGAGATATGTGTTTTTGAAATGACGGTACGTTAGTGCCGCAATTTCGGTGAACGAACTATTGGCTGGCATGATAATGCCCTTTCATGTCTAGGCCGTCATGCGCTCGTCAACCAAAGCTCCGATAAAGTCATCCACACTTTTAGCTTTCGCAGCACCCGCTGGCAACGCGCCAGTGGCCTTGATGTTAGTCCCCCCGGCCCTCTTTGCCGCCGTAGCGTCTTTCTTTGCCTTGGCGATCCGCTCGGCTTCAGATTTAGCCTTACGATCAACTTCAATCTTCCCGGAAACCTCGTCATTGGTCGCCAAAGCCATTTTATAGGCCATTTGAAGATATTGGTCGCTTGTAAGTCCGGGTTTGCTATCACGCAGAGCAGAAACAATAGGGATCATCTCACCTTCAAGTTCTCCATAGAAGGGATTCGCTGTCGCAAAGTCCTCTATGACACCCGAGACGACTTCCCCCTGCTGCTCCAGTTGCTGTGCCTGCTGTTGTGCAAAATGATTTTCAAAGCCTTGCAGACGATTCTGCATGGCAAGCAGTTGAGGATCGACGGAGTATTCTCCGACGTTTTCACTTAATGCAGAAACCGGAATCCCACGTTGTTCGAGCAGGTAGCGCGTAAAACCAACGGGGTCACTGTCTGCATAATCGGAAAGAGCGAAAAGCTGACCTATAGCAGTGCTCTCGTCCATCCCGTTCATTGCAAACTGTTGACGCCTGGGCGCAATGGCCTCCTCCAACTTATCGTACAATTTTCGTTGTTCCGCAACTTCCATAGTCTTCCGTGTATAGTCTGCCTCTTGCGCCCTGACACGATCTGAAATCCATTTCTGGTTTTCAGGCGGCAAGGTGTAAAATGCTTCACGGTCCTTTGCAGACATAGACTGCGGGGCTGTAATGGTCTGATCATCAGGTTCAGAGCCTTCGCTTTCTACGTCTGTATCTGCTGCTTTCGCAGTCGGATCTTCTTGGGGTTCAGGACTGGAATCGTCCGAACTCTCCGATTTAACTGTGTCTGGGGGTTCAGTGGCAGCGCTTTCGGCTGGAGCCTCCTTTGGAGAGGAACCAATGATGGCATTTTCTGAGTTTAAAGCATCAAACTGCTCCCCCATGAAATCATCCATAGACTTTTCAGCTACAACACCTTCAGTATCTTCCGCCATAACTTTTTTCCCTGTTAGAAATCGACCTGTCGGGCAATTGCATCAACCGACTTGTCTATAGCTGCGTCCATTGACGCCTCAACTCTCTTCTTTCCATTCTTCTTGACGTCCTCAAACTCACCCTTCTCATGGACCCGACAGCCGTGAGCTTCCAGATTATCCCTATGCTCTTTCCTCCCGTCAATGGTCTTGCCAGTTATGGGGCACGCATACGGCTTGTAATCCCCGGCCACATATGGCGCAGCAAGGTGGGACCGCTTCGAGGAATAATCAACATGAACCCTTTGCGAACGCGGCGTGGCTGTCCATTCGATGTCGTCATATCTGTCACCGTAGACGCTCATTGCAGCACCGGATCGGCTGGTACTGATAAATCTTCATTATCCAACAAGAAATCTTCTTCATTATCATCCATGACCATCACGGTGGTTTCTGCCAACGGCATTCCTCCAACTTCGCGTGTCGCTGAAATGACCTCATTAATCCGGGCCATTATCTCGGACGCACGGGCCAGGGCATCTTCAGGGCTAGTCATGCTAACTTCAGGCCCGTTGAATTCAGCCATGATTACCTTCGCCAGATCAACCTGACGCTGTTTGTCCGCTTCACTCGCCTCAAATTCCATCTTTTCACGCGCCATCTGTATATCAGCCTGAATCTTCATGCCAAGATCAGGTTCAGGCTTCTGTGCCTCGAATTCCTTCAAGGCCATGTCGCGCTCTTTCAAACCGATCTCCTGCTCCTGAATCATCAGAGACGCCTGCTGGACTTTCGCGTCCAGTTGCATCTGATCCTGCTCGTTCTGCGACTTTTGCTGTATCTCCTGTGCCTTGAGCGCAGAATTCTGCTGCTCCATTTCCATCTTCATCTGCTCGGCCTGAACCGCTGCCTGCTGCTCCTGCTGTGCCTGTGCCTGTGCCTGGGCTTCCTGCCCACCCCCGGAAGAACCAGACTCGTCCTCACCAATCATATCAAGAGCGTCCTCGACCTCACGACCCATCCTGGACCGTCGAACCGCAGACATCAGCATGGACTTGGCCGCCTCAAGAGGCAGATACCCAGCCGCTACCGCCGGTCCCGCGTTGCTGATGAAGGTGGAAACACCCGTCAGTAATTCAGTCATGGCCTTCTGATCCATCGCCTGATCTCCAGCAATGGTCGAATCAGTCTCGATATCAACCCGGTACGAACGCTGCTTGTCATTCCGCAGGACTTGCATACATTCTTCCCAGGTCGGTTTCTCCAACACTTCCTGAAGCTGGGGTGGCATCGGCTGCTGCTGCTGGGCCATCATCTGTGCCTGCTGCTGGGCCATCATCTTTTCTTCCGGCGAAGGCAGCTTGATGTCAGTCATCATCGCAATGCTGTCAGGGCTGAAATGCTCTGAAATAATCTCCGCAGCGATCCTGACAAGATCGCGGGCATATCGCTGGATATCACGACCCATATCGTCCAGCCGCATGGTGCCAAACTGCACCTTGAGTTGTTGCGCCCCCAATGTCTCGGACGAAGCTGTTGAGCCGCGCATGATGTCCGCAATGCCAGTAATTTCGTAAATGGTTTTCTTGATCTGTTCTCGCTGGTTGTAAAGCTCGCCAAGAACGCCCGCAATCTTCTCAATCGGCCACATCCACACGGCTTTATCCAGCCCACCCGACTGCATCAGTGGCAGAACATCCTGTGCGGGGATCATCATATTCTCCCCGGCGTCCATCAGATTAGCCATCTCGGTAATTGTGCTGTCATAAATGCCGCGCACCTTGGAAGCAGAAATAATACCGGATATTCGCTTGGTAATATTATCAAGCTCATTGGCCTGGTCACGATAAAACCGGAACGGCTCGACCGGAACAAGGCTATCGGTGTTTTCTGTCGAATACAGGGGCCGGGGCGTCGGGAAAAACCCGCGAAGCTGCAAGGGGTCAGGATCAGTCTTCAAAGGCCGCTCTTTTAGCGTCTTTGAGATAAAAATCACTTCTTTCTGGCGATTACACCATATTTCCCACACCGTTGCGCGTTTAAACGTGTCGGCAACAACGTCACCGTCCTTGTCTTCCATGCCAATGGGCGTGAAATCAAGTTCGACTTCATTGCCAATCTTCTCACCAAACTTGTCGCGCAGGTCGTCCCGCGTCATTAAATGACGGAAAGCAACCCATTCGACCTCTTCCCATGTACGACCGGGGCCATGACGGAAATCAGACCAGTTGACATGCTCGAACTTGACGTCCTCACCCTTCAGATCATCATAAGGGTCACCCATTTCATCAGATTCTTCACTAAATACCGGGTCGTACCGCACCCGCGTAACACCGCGCCCGCAAATCTGCTGATCCTTGATCGCCAGACGCATGTACCGGTCAAAATCGCAATCATCCATCGTAAATGACAACGCTCGCTCCAGAACCTCGGAGATTTCCTTGCCAACCGGGTCAGCATCACGATACCGCCGCCGCACATCCGGCGTCGGAGACTGATTATACAACGCCGGGCAGATCGTCTGGATATTCGAATACAGAATATTGTAACGGTTGGCAGACGAATAGCGCTGATTATTCTGCGATTTCTCGTCGCGGTAGCGGTCGGACACATCCTTGGCGCGTTCACGCCAGTCTTTCTCGACCTTATCGCTCAGATCAAGCTCGGCAATCCAGCGTGCAACAACGCCGGGTGCACCCTTGCCCGCGTCTTCCGGCGTGACTAACGTGCCGCCTTGAGC